GCCGCCATGTATACATCCTTAAACTGTTCCCATGTTACATCGTCTCCAACATTACATGTCTTAGAGCAAGCACTGTCCACATATTTAGATGCTAAGTTAAGAACTTTAACGTGATCGAACACTGATAGTGCATCTGCAGTCTCTCCCTTGATACCAAACACTCTGTAACCGTAGTCTTCTACTCGCTCTACAATCGGACCATCGAATGTTTGTATAGTCCTATCGTAGAAGTGTGAGAACACAGGTTCGATACCAGAGCTTACATTATCAGCACTGAGACTGATAGTGCCAGTAGGAGCCACAGAAAGTAGGTGGCTGTTACGGATGCCGTGTTTAGTGATATCTGAACGGATGTCATCAGGTAATGTTTTAGCAAATTCACTGTTTAAATATTCCTCTTCGAATAATGGAAAGGGGCCTTTTTCTATAGCAAGGCTTATTGATGTTTTGTAACATGTATCTCTAATAACTTGCATGATTTCTTCTAGATCATTTAAGAATCCTTCTGAACCATAGGGGTTGCCAAGTGCTTCAAGAGCATTAGCTACACCAGTTACACCTAGACCCATACGTCTCTTACTCTGAGCTTCCAGCTGTTGCGCTGGCAGAGGGTAGGTAGCTCTATCAACTACGTTATCCATTGCCCGTACAACATTAGGTATGTCATGTTTTAGCTTCTCTAAGTTGAAACCAAAACCAGAGTCAATGTTCTTCTCAACATATTGCGTCAAGTTGAATGAACCTAGTAGACATGCACCGTTTGGTGGCAAAGGCTGTTCTCCGCAAGGATTGGTGGCTGCTATGTACTCACAATAGTGTAAGTTGTTCTTACGATTGATACGATCAATAAACAAGATACCTGGCTCTGCCCAATCCCATGTCGAACGTAAAATGTCATCCCATAAAGCTTTAGCTCGGATAGTACTGTATACTCTGCCTTCGAATACTAGATCAAAGTCATTGTCTTGTTTAACAGCTTCCATAAAGTCATCAGTAACACCAACTGACATATTGAACTGTGTCAAGTTAGTTGAGTTGTTCTTGGCTTTGATATACTCTAGGATGTCTGGGTGATCGACCCTTAATACTGCCATCTGTGCGCCTCTACGATGACCTGCAGAGCTGATAGTCTTACACAATGCATCGAATATACCCATAAAGCTAAGAGGTCCGCTAGAACGGCTGTCTAGGCTCTTGATGAGTGCTCCGTGTGGGCGTAGTGTAGAGAAGTCGTAACCAATACCCCCACCTAGTTGCATAGTCTTAGCAGCTTCTGTTGCTGCCTTCATAATGCCTTCCATACTATCTTCAATAGTCATTGATACGAAGCAGTTGTAAGGTGTCACTTTACGAGGTGAACCCATTGCAGATTGTACTCGACCTGCAGGTAAGAAGCGTTGATCAAGTAATATTTCTCTGAACTGATTGTAGTGGTCTTCACTGTCCTTTAGGGAATCCGCAACCCGTGCCATAGCTTCTCGAAAGCTCTCACCTTTAGAGCGATACTTCATAGCGTGTATTTCTTCTGATATTCCTAGGCTTGGTCCTTGGTGATTTTTAATACTCATATGTTAATCCTTTTTAAATTCTTTATCTATTAATAACATTACATGGAAAAGAGACTGTGCTTCACTTATCACCGTTAGCCTCATACCCTTGTCCTCTTCTCTTGAAATCTTCTCTCATCCATACTAAGTTATCTATATCGCCACGAGTAAGGCCTATATCATTTAACTCTCGGTTAGATAACCTGTTGAGATGTTTTATAGTATCCCTGTGCATCTGCCATGTTTGAAGGTAGTTGTAGAACCTGTATAACCAAAGAAATGGGTTACGTACTAAACTACATATACACCTTCTTGCTTTACTGTTTAATATTTTCTTTATCATCTATTGTCTCCTGATCCAGAGAGAACACCACGTTCTTCTCTATCGTTAAGTTTATTCATGTTAATATCTAACACGTCCGTCAAGTCACTGCCAAAGTAATTTGCTAAAGCAGTTAAGTAAAATGCGACATCTCCTAGTTCTTTAACGATGTCTTGGGTTTCTATCCAAGTGTTGTCACGTAATAGCTTTTTGATCTTTTCAGCTATTTCACCTGCTTCTCCGACAAGACCTAAGGTATTTTCAATTAGTCTAGTATTACCTTCTGTCATTATCTTACCCTCTACCCACTGAGAGTAATTTCCTGTGTGTGTATTATTTTCAAAGTTTGTCATAAGCTCACCTCTGTTACTTCCATAAAGTCTATTATACCATCTTCAAGATCGTAAAGTACAGAAAGAACCTCATCTTTAACAATGTCTTCTCTGTCAGTAGAATTAAGCTCCAGTACAAACTTGTCAGCTTCCATTCTTACTTTAAATGTTACTTCATACTCCATATTACCCTCCATAAGTTTTCTTAAGAACATCTAGAGATACCCACTGAGCATCATACTGACCTTCTATTATATTGCGTTTAATAAGAACACCTTTCCACCATTCTCCGTTAGACTGACCTGCCCAAGTTTCTTTAGCACCTTTAAAACAACCTACTACTGCCCCTATTCCTCCATTAGAGCCTACGTCTTCTTTGAAGTACATATCACGTTTGTGACTGTGGCCTACTGAACAAGACCTGTAACGCTTTTGTAGAAGAGAGTAAGCGTGGTGAACACCACTGATTGCTCTGCCAAAGTTACCTGCACCAACGTAGTGTGCATAGTCTACACCATCGTAGTTGTATATAGCAGGTGCTCCGTTTTGATAGGGATGATATTCATCAAAGTACTTCTTAGTGTTTAGGTGAGAAAAAGAAATACCATACTTAGAGCCTTCTAACCTAGGGTCAAAAGATATAGCGGTGCTAATACGTGCCTCATGGTTGCCTTCAAAACCATACCACTTAGGTCGTCTACGTCTGTGTTGTTTAAATCTATAACGTAGAAGTTCTTGAGATTCATTGTAGGAATCGATGTCCCTCTCGTAGTTTTGAGATACAACAGCCTCTGGTTTACGTGTGTCGTAAGAGTTGAGAGACTTCATATCTGCACCATCTCCTAGGTCTACACAATAGTCAGGCTTAACATCATAGATTAGACCACCTAGCCAATCAAACCTTTCGTTGCTTACCTCAGGTGATGCGTGAGCACAAGACCAGACCACTGCTGTCTTACCCATTGCTGATTTTGATATAGTCATTTCTTTATCTCCTTAGTCCATTCCTCTGGAACAGTTTTATCTGAATATAGAAAGCCATTACTTTTACACCAATCTCCGTAGGTGCTTTTAGCCCCTTTATAGAGCTTGGCTCGTGAGTTGTTGAATACAAAACGTATATCGTGTTCTGGAAATTGTTTTTGTATTTCTTTATGTTTACGCCTGTCTGTAGATACGAAGCGTCCTTTAGTTTCAATGATGATACCATTCTCTAGAACGAAGTCAGGTGTATAGCTTCTCACCTTTAAGTCTGTCCACTTGATCTTAGTCTCTTCGTATGTAAAACCGACACCACGTTCAGCAAGGTCAGTAGCCGTAGATTCCTCTAAGCCAGACCTGTAACCTTCTGCAATACCGTGAAACCTAGTACGTTTAGCCATTAGAAATCCTCCACTTCTGGAACCTTTAGTTCTTTCTTAATCTTAGTTAAGTACTGAGGTCCGTATGAGTAGGCAAACTTCTTTAACCCAGGCCAACACGCTTTCTTAAACTCACAGTAAGAACACTCCATACATAGTTTCTTGTTAGGAGATGTCTTGCTTTGTGGTTCGTCCTTATACTCACGAGGTGGTGGTACTTTACTTTTCACCATTACCTTGATTGCTTTAATCTCTTCTTCTTTAGTTTTAAGTTCATCAGTAAAGTCGTACATGTCTAAACATATATGTCCATTTACCTTGTCTATAACTAAGAATGCACCTTGAGTTTTATTAGTAACTAATGGATCATCTTTAGCTGCATACACATATGAAGATAGCTGAGAGATGTAGCCGAATGGGTCTTGATCTCTTAGATTTCCTTCTTTGAACTTTTTAAAAGAGTAAGGAGAAGCTGACTTAACATCTACTGTCATGCCATCAATTACACAGTCTCGACTTCCTTTGATACCGTGTGCGTTCATCTTATCTTGTTGACCAACAACTTCGTGTCCTGCTTGCTGTGCGATACCTAAAGCAAGTTCCTCAATCATGTCTCCATAAAAGAACTTGAGCAGTGCGTTGGCTTGTAAGGATTCTGCCTTATCTGTTTGATTAATCTTGTACCATAGTTTACGAGAGCAAGGTGTACCAAGTGACGACATAGATAAGTAACCCCTAGGTTCTTGTGGTGCTTTAAATCTATCGTAGGCCATCTTAGCTATATTAGCTCCAACTAGTTGACCAACAGTGTTGTCCCAACCTTTGTTACCAAATATCACGCTCTCCATGTCTTGTACAAGTGTAGCTATTTGTTTAGCCATTGTATATCCTTCTGTTAGAGGTGAGAAAGGGCGCGATTGCGCCCCTCCAAGTAATTACCGAGGGCCTTGAAGTCAGAATGGAATATCCCCTGGTGTTGATTTGCTCGGTGCAGGGGTTGCAGAAGGGGTAGAGTTAGAGTAGTTTTTAGGTTGTATACCTGCTGATACACCTCCACTGCCTTCTGATTCAAATACTACATGGTCTATGACTTGAACACCACTTAGTCGAGAACCTACACCCATCTTAGTATCATATACATCAACGTACACAACACCTACTGAGCCGTTACCAATCATACCATCGGCATCTGTCCATTCGTCACCGCTTGGGTTGAATACCTTTGGAGCACCTGCCGCCCACTCACGGTCAAACTTGTCTTTCCAAGGTCTTTTAAACTTGACACGAGTGCCTCGCCCATCTGGGTCAGGTTTACCTTGCTTACGAACACCAGAGTCTTTCATCATTTTAAACGTAGCATCGTCCATAATAATGTCAACGGTTGTAGCACCATCTGTTTCTACATCGTACTCACCATTATCTCTGTTACCTTCGAACAGTTTAGCCCACTCTAAGATACCTGTTAGTTCTATTGTTTTAGTTGCCATATTTTATCTCCTATAGCTTTGTTGTTGTTCTGCAATTATACCAGAAGTTGAGTGATATGTCAACAGGTCAATGTGTATCATACCACGATTTTCCTATGTCGTAAGAACCTGGAGTTGGTATCTTGAAACCTAGCTCAACTCCTGTCTCTGACATAGTAGTAGCAATTAGTTTACCTAAGTGCTCAGCTTCATCACGAGTGCCAATAACTTCGACTTGATACTCGTCATGCACAAAAGCACACATCTTGAAGTTGATACCCTCTGCTCTAGCTTTCTTGTGAAAGTTGAGAAGAGTATGCTTCATAAGAATAGACTCACCAGATTGTAGTATACCTGCTAAAGTCTTGTGCTCATTAGGCACGATAACCTTACGACCATCGTAACCTGTAAAATAGCCCTTGTCTGCAATATAAGGAACCATTCTTTTCTTGAGAGGTGACAAACCATCGATGCTTTGCTCAAAGCGTTTCATAGCTGATGCGGCTTCTTGTACGCCAACCTGCATGATACTAGCAGTCTTAGCAACACCTGCGCCTAGTAGCCACCCGTATATGAATGTCTTAGCCATGTCACGAGTAGCATGTGATATACCTAAAGCTTTCTTGTTCATATTGTGTATGTCTGTCTCGTTCTCTTTCTTACCCTTCATGATGGCGTTAGCATACATATCTGCATCGAAGTGTCGCCACATGTAGTCAGCAAGTACTCGTAACTGAATACCGTCTGCATCACAACCGACTAAGTAACTACCCTCAGGTACTGTCCAACACTGGCGTAACTGGTGATCGTACTTGGCCTTGATCTCGTCTACTGCATTACGAGGTGTGCCGTGAAAGGGTGAAGCAATGTTGGCGGTGTTTGGATTGTTGTGTGCACAACGTCCTGTCCATGCGCCAATATTATTGATAGTACCATGTATACGACTGTCATCGCACACTTGATTAATCCACTCAACCAGTGAAGACCTGCGGCCTTCTAACGTAAGCCACTGAGCAAGTGACTTAGCACCCCTAGGTGCAGTATCAGGTAGCGTCGATAAGTTGTCTTCCGAAACCGTATAGCCATACCTTTCGAGAGATTGCTTTTTGTCGTCATAGAAATCTTGATCCATCTTAAGTATCTTCTTACCATACGGGTCTCCTATCTTAAGTCTGTTGAACTTGTTATGAGTTGCAGTCTTCTCAAAGGGTTTCCAACCTGCATCCCATAGTACATCTACTCTATCTTTAGAAGCCCCAGGATTGAAGCTGATAAAGTCGTAACAGATAAGGTCATCACCTTGTCTATCAGTAGCCGCATACTTCTTCTTAGCATTAGTCACACTAGAGAATACCGTACCATCTTTCTTCTCACGATACTTGATAGTGTTTACAGGTAGTAGTTTAGGTGGGAAGTCTTCTTGAAAGAGTTGTTCAAGTTCTTGCTTCTCAACTATAACACTGTCTAATAAACTCTGAGCTAAGCTGTGATCAAAATAAAAGCCGTGATACTTACTACGAACTAACTCAATCTGTAAGTCATGTTCTGCTCTCATTGATCTAGCCCAGTCATTATCATATAGGATGTGACTGAAGTGATTGAACAATGCCTCAGTAGTATCTAAGTCTCCATACCAATAGTCAATCATGTCCTGATTGAAGTTGGCAAAGTCGTGATAGTCACCTTTATAAACACCTAGGCGTATGCCCCAACTCTTTAGTGAGTGTGGACCTTTCCCACCTGTAGGTATAGCTATATCATAATCAACTGTGCGGGACACAATCAAAGTATCAATAACCTTACGCGGGTCAAGAGGAGCGTCTAACCATTTGTTAAGGATAGGTAGATCATACTGAATGAAGTTATGTCCAACCATCTTATCTAAGGATTGATGCCACTCGGTAGCTTCCTTTCTTGCTATAGGGTCTGTATGTATATTTTCAAACTTAAAGACTTCACCAGTATCTTGCATCTTACCGCCGACTAACCAGATTGAGTCTGGATGTTCAATAGCGTTAGTCTCAATATCACAAAATGCTATACGTGCCATAGTTCCTCCTAAAGTTCAAAGTTAAAGTAGTCGATAAGTAGTAGTTCTAATTCGTCTTGTAACCTTTCAATTACGTTTGGATCGTCTTCGTTTTTGAGTGCATGGGCTAGCTGATCTTCTGCTACAGAAACTCTTGCCTCAAGTTGCTCAAAGTAAATCTCTTTGTTATCATCATACTGATCTATCTCGTCATCACTTAATGTATCAAAGTAATCAACACTTGAGTATAGATTATCTACACTGATGTTGTAGTCATCGTCATCATACCCCATTGAATGTTTCCTCTTCTAGTATAGTTGTGTCTGGCTCATAATATATAGAACCTGCTTTGCCTAGTCTACTGAAAGGTCTGTTTTTGTCAACGATGAAGTTAGTAGTATTCCTAATACCCTCGTCTTCTGATTCAGTATCACGCTCTAGT